GGTATCCAGGCGGCTCTTCGTATGGATGATCCACGAAGCATAGGAGAAGTCCGGATTCACCCATTTATCAGGGAAAGAGTACATACCAGTATTCTCGTCGTACTCGATGCCGAGGATATCCTTAAGAGCCTGGTCAGCCAGTTTCCTGTTGTCAGTGACACGTTGCGCGATGGCATTGTACTGAATCGTCCAGTCGGCGAACTGCTGGTCATCAAATTTCGCCTGCATGCGAATGCGGCGTGCGTTCTGCTCAAACAGCGTCTCATACTCATGCTCATTCTCGTCGATGGGATCATTCTGCAGCACCACGAAGCGGATGTAGCACTCCCCGCTATAAGAAACAAGGAACCTGCCCTGTTTGCGCACCTCGTCGATGTCTGCAGGGAAATACCAGGACTCATCATCTTCAGGATGGTCGCACTTCGACACAGTGCTCCATTTCACATCCTTAGTACAGTTAACCGAAACGCCCTTGCCGATACTCCACATCTCCCCCTTCCCGAGGAAGCCCACACGGAGCACGCCGTCTGTCAGCGGAAGGATGCGGACACCGAGATAGAGTCTGTCCACCTCATCCTCCGTGGAAGAGAGGTAATCAACCTGCTCCTTAATGGAGGAGTTGCCGATTCCCAAGTGCTCTTTAATCCAGTCGATGCTGCTATCCCAGTGAAGCATGTCCTCGATGGCCTCGTCGCTGGCCTGCGGCCATAACTCCCTCAACATGTCCCTGCGCTCATTCTCCCAATACTTGTACGTGCCCTCCTCATAGTTCGGCTGCCGGTTCTCCGGCTTCGTCGGAACCTCGAACTCCTCATCGTCCACCGTCAGCTTCTTATGGGCAAAGTTAGGTTTCACCACGGAGAAATCCTGTGAGATGCCAGCATTGCAGAGATGCAGCACCTGCACCCCCTCCACGGTAGTCAGCTCAGCCACCAGCCGTTTCTGCACGATCACCTGCCCATTGAAGAGCAGCGGCACGCTCATCTCATCACCGTCCACCTCCACCGAGGAACCGTCGGACACAGTCATCCCGTCTACCTCCTCCTCACCGGTAGCATCCTTCAGGAACCAGTCCACCGTCTCCTTGCCCGTATCCGGATCCGTGTACTTCTCGCCGCACTCCACCTCCGGCTCCGAAGGGAGATCATCACCGTCGACATCCACCACAGACCAGTCATCAAGCCCCTTCTGGAAGAAACCGTTAGACAACTTGTTGTCGCTCTCGTTGATATCATACAACGTCTCGCGGTACAGCATCTTCATGCTCTCCTTGGTAGCCTCGATACGGCTCTCGTATGACTCGCCCGTCTGAGAGTTGAACAAGCTGCCCACAGCATAGAGGTTATTGATATACGCGCCGAAGCCCTGCAACCAGCCGAACTGTTGCGACCGGATACCCTCGAGGTTGCCAATACGGCTCTTCAGCGCATGCGTGGGATCCGTCTTCCTGCCATACATGATATCCATGTACGGCGTGCTGGGGCCGACGGACGTGATGGTCATCAGGCCCTTACGCTCCGGATCCGTCTCATTGTCGATACGGCAGAACGTGTCGCCTTTGGCGATCAGCCTCTCCGGCCCCATGAAGACAGGCTCGTCGATCTCGTCTATCTCCTCCTCAGAATGGTACGTGCCCACATAGTCAACATCCCCGTGCGCAGGATCCTCATCATCAAAGACCATCTGCGTAGTGAAGTTCTTGAACCGTACCCAGTCCAGGCGGTCGCCGTTCTCATCCTTCGGATCCTTCTCCCCGCCGCTGCCACAGTCGAGCACCACCAGCTCATAGCTCTTAACGATATAGCCGTCGCCCCCGCTCTTATAGTCATTTCCCGGCTGGAAGCGCTGCACCATGATATAGTCGCCCTTGCGGAAGTTCATGTAGGACTTCCCGCTGTTCGTGGAGAGCCACACCTTGCCCGTCAGCGGATCGTAGTGGTCCACCTCCATCATCGCGGCGAAGACATAGTTGTCGTTCTCGCCCCTGAGCTGGGAGATGATCATCTCGAAGACACGGAGGGTATTGCGGACGGTGAGGTTGTCAATCTCGAGACTGTACTTCGTCTCGGTCACACCGACGGAATTCACGAACTCCTTCTTCTGGATCGCCCAGCCCAGACCAGACAGGAATCCGGAGATGAACTCAGGCGAAGAGAGGTTGCCTGAGAACACCGTGTCGCCGTCCACCTCCAAAGCGGGAAGCGGGCGACCGGCAGCATCATGGTGGATAGTACCGTCGCCGATCTTGGCATGCTCCCGAACCCAGAGCTCCTTCAGCTCGGCAAACGCCTCCTCAGTGATGATGCCGCCCTTCAGCCCCTTGATATAATCCCCGAGGATAATGGAGCCGTAGGTATAGAGACCCTGCAGGAACGACGGCTTGTTCGTCACGGAGTTGAACGTCACCTCGTCGAACTCACCCGTGCGGATCATGCGCAGCAGTTCCAGGAAAGCCGTACCGATACGGGTAGCCGTATTAGCACGGAAATTCCTCTCATCGCGGATGCCGATTAAGGAACGCTCCAAATTCAAGTACTGCTCATGATCCATATTGCAAAGTTACCAACAGAGAAAACAAATTAAAACTACAATACCCTGACCCTATTGAACACTTCATCGACGGCCGTAGTCATCATGCCGAGGTATTGGTTGCCGAAGTAATCCCTCTCCAGCTCATTGAGCACCATACGGCTGGCGTAGTACTTAGAGAAATACCAGGGCTTTTTCTCGCGCGGGTGGCCACCGGCGACACGGCCGCCCCATGCAGGTCCTACCCGCTTCGGTTTATCCAGCCCATGATCCGCGCGATACTGCTCACCGCCAGGAAGGAGGAAAGGCAGCTGGCCGCTGTTCCACGTACCCTTTCCACGGCTGGGAGCATAGTACCTTCCAAGACTGTCCACATACCCCTCGTTGGTGAACTCACGGCCGGTACCGTCATCGACGTACTTGCCATAAGCCGGAAACGAATGACGGATAGCCGTCTTAGCCCCTTCCAGTATCAGCTGGGCCTCGATAGAGCTGTAAAGTGTCCCCGTATCCACGGCCCGGAGCCTTGAAATTCGCTCCTGCCAGTAAGTAACCATATTGTTCGTCCATTCCCGCAGATAAATTTCACGAGTCCTTTCAGAGGGGGAATATTTCTTATGCCCACGCCTACGGTTCTCATACTCCTCGATGGCGAGGTTCTTCATCAGTCCCATGGACTACTCCTCCCACTCGTTAGGATCAAACACCAGATTCAGCGGCTCGTTGTTCTGCAGCTGGAAGAACAGGCCAGTAGCACCATTGAAAGAATAGCGGCCGTACTCATGAGAAAAGACCGTCTCGAGATTCAGGTACATCATCGCTTTACCATACCGCATCGAGGCCTTATCTTTGATCAGGCGTGACAGCAGCTGCTTGAAGATCTTACGGGCCAGATCCAAAGCCTCCTTATACTGCAGCTCGTTACCATGCTCATAACCCACGATGATATACACCGCATACACCTTCCTGTCGAACCAGCCAGGCTTGTTGCCGAAGGTGTTACCCGAGGTCGTGTCATCGACCAGGAAGAAATTGGCGAAGTCGCGGTACTCCTGCATCACCTGATCCATACCGTCCGGCCCTGAGCAGAAACCCACATGGAAGCCGTTACCCTTCACGAGCCTGTTCTTCTCGCCCAGCTCCTTGAAGTACTCCAGAGCGTCGAAAGTATCCTTAGTTATTTCCATACTTAGCCTTGAATTCCTCAGCCTCCCGTGCCTTGGCGTCGAGCTCCGTGAGGGCACGCTTCGTGTCGATGCACTTCACCAGCTCCTCCTTCGTCACGTCGCCGTCCGTCAGCGCCCGGATCTGAGCGTTATACGATTCCAGAATATTATAGTCACCGCCCACCGTATCGATAGGCTTGAAGAAATGCGGGAACAGCTTCGAGAACTTCCCCTTCAGCCACGAGAACCAGAAGAAGACGCTCATGCCGAGTGCAGCATCCACCTCCATCTCCTTCTCCCCGTCGCCAACAGGTTTCCCCTCGTCGAGGAACAGCATGCGTGCCAGCTCCTCGAGGAACCGGAACTCCTTCATCTTCAGGTAAGCCTGATACTTCTGTTCGCACTTCAGGTACCATCCGAACTGATAACCGGACAGGAGCCTGTCCGCAGCCTTGAAACCATCAGCCGTGTCCAGCCCACGGCCGAATCCCTCGAAGCTGCTGACAAAGCCCAGCTGTCCGATCATATCATGCACCTGCCAGTCCTGCAGGTCGAAGAAATGCCACTTCCCGCTCTCCAGTCTTATCTTGCACGACACCGAATGGAGGCGCTTCTTCAGCACCTCTATGCCGCAGAAGCGGAAGAGCATGTATGTGCGGATCTCCACGTCCGAATAGAGGTTCGAGCCGATCAGGTCGAGCACATAGTGCAGCTGCTGCTGCGACAGTTCGGCCCAGGAGGTCGGACACGCCAGATGCAGCACCCTATCCGACGAAATGGAAGGCCCCGTCCTCTTTTCTGTTCTCATACGGTTTGAAATGGTTAGCCTCGAAAGCACTGGAGTTGGCATAGGTCTGGAAGGTCTCAAGATCACCCTCCAGCGTATTCATCAGACGTCGGTAGTACTCATAGGCCGTACCCTTGTTGCCGATGACGGACATGCCGATGAAGCGGCGCACCTGATGGACGATGCCCCTGTTCTCATTCGTGAGATGGTCCGTGGCCATCTGCGTGATCAGCTCGTCCATGAACTCGTCGCTGATCTTCTCCCTCAGCCAGCGGTCGGCATCGAGGATCGACTGCTGCGCATTCTCCCAGTCCTTCGAGATCGGAGCCTGCAGACCGGCAAAGGCCTTCAGGTGCTCGAAGAAGCAGAACAGCGTGTCGATGACCACCAGCCCCTGCTGGTACCAGCCGTCGATCTTGAAGCACCGTTTCAGCAGCTCATCATGAGCGCGAAGCCACTTCACCCGCAGTTCCCCGTCGAGGGCATCCACGCGGATCTTCGACGCAGGCGCCGTGTCGTTCGTGCTCACCACACCGAATCCGGATCCGGTCAGTACCAGGTCAAGGCCCCGCATCTCACGGAGGAACACATCGACGGAGGCGAGAACCTTCACCGCCCAAGTGACCACGCTTTCAGAATTCTCGTTCACATACTGAATGCCTACATCACCAAGTTTATCCTCAGAGATATCCACTATAGCCTGGTTGATCTTATTCTCCAGCTTGGCAAAGACGATTCCCTTGGGCTCCTTGGCTGCAGGGATGGCCAGATCGAAGTCCGGCTTACTTATTTTTACTGTTATCTCCATTATCATCAGGTTTTTGGGTTACTTCCTTTGCATCCTTATTCTCATCGAGAGTCGTCAGCTGGATCATCGGGACGTCGATGGCGAACCTCTCATCCCAGCCGTTATAGTGCATGATCACATGGAAGGGAACCTCCATGACATCATGGAAGGCCTTCTCAATGGCCTGCTTCAGCGTAAACAGTTCCCGTTTGTCGGAACCGGAGTTGTTCATCTGGGACTTGCCTGGCACGGCACCCACCATGTTCGGGTGGACGCCCATGGCGAAACACAGGGAGTTGGAGGCCTCCTGCATGTCATCGCTCCAGTCGCCGCCCTCCTTCCTGTTGTTCTCAATCAGGTTATACACCCTGACCATACGTTTCTCCTTGCCTTCCGGCGTCGTGTCATAGCTCGTCACCCACGCCTTACCGGCATTCTCCGGCTTCGTACAGAACTCGGTGATCCTCCGCCGTTCCTCCTTGATGCGCTCGGCACGCTTCACCTTATCGGTGATATTCTCCTCCCTGCAGACATTGTCCCAGTAAGTGCGATGCACCTCCACCTGAATACGCGGGGCACTGGTATTCTTGATCATATAGCGCTTGCCGATGCCGATCAGGCGGTAGATATCATACCACGAATCACGGTAGATGGACGCATAATAGGGAATAGGATAGTAGCGATAGCCTGGCGTCGGAATCACGCAGAGAATGGCGAACTTGCAGCATTTGCCCATGGGCGGCTCCGGAACCTTCTCCGACGTGTAGATGCTCGGCTCCCTGCCCATACGATATAACAGGTCGCCCAGAGGATCCACCTCGTCGAGCAGGGGGATGGCCTCGATGGTCCTGGTGCGTCCCTCGCGGAAGTCGCCCACCAGCACATGCTCGATGCAGCCGTACTCGTTGCGTTTCGTGAAGCGGCAGTCACAGGCATTGCGCATCCGCACCTGCACGATCTTCTTGTGGTCACGGCTCAGGTAGATCACCATCACCGAGAAGAAGTTGTACTTCATGTCCGTCGACATCCGGAGCCACTGGCGGTGGATGGCGTTGCTCAGGCAGAAACTGCGGATATCCTTATCCTCAGTCTTCTCACCCGTCTCCCGGTCGAGGAAACTGATCCCCTGACCGTAGCAAGTCAGGATGTTGAACTGCTGGCACTGGCTCATCACCATGTTATCCTCGATCAGCTGCTGGTTGCGGTACGGCGCCAGGTTGTCCTTGCCGAAGTTCACGTACTCATACCAGCGGCCGTCCAAACGCACGAACGTTGTGTCGCAGTCATCGCTGCTGTCATAGACACCGATAGTGTCGTGCTTATAGTGCGTCGACACCTCCGCCTCCAGCTCCATCGCATCCTCGATGGTGCAGGGAATGACGCTGTACACCTCATACTCGCCCTTGGTACCGGCCGGTACCATCGTCATTTGCTTATTCTCACTCATAGATATATCTGATGACCGTTTACTTTGATGATGAAGATGTCAGGAATAGTCCTGATCTCACTGTTATCCGGATTGATGATTTTGTGCCATCCCTTCCTCCAGCTGCTGGAGCTGACCATCCATCCCTTATACTCGATAATGTTCCCCTTCGACTCCCACGCCGTGATATTCACCCGCTGTTTCGACTCGCGGGCGATATCCAGCAGCTGCTGGGCCTTCTTGAAATGAATGGGCTTTCTCTCTTCCATAGATCAGTTAAAGGTATGGTCAAACGTATTGTCGAAGATCCTGCCCTCCCTCGGCTGCTCCCAGATATTATGATTCCGGTCGGCATACTCATACTCGAAGGTAAAGCGCGGCAGATGATCCGCCTCATTGGAGAGCTCCGCCTTCTGGGAAGTGATGATCACAGGCTTGCCGCCATCGATCACCACCGCACCGTCCGTCACCGGCAGCACCTCGATATCCTTGGAGCGCAGCACGTCCCGCCACCAGGCAGCCATGGGGAACGACAGATATCCCGTATCAGCCTTGAACGACTCCGTCTCCTCGATATGATAACTCTCCTTCAGCTTGCCGATGCGGGCCAGTTTGCGGTCGAAGCTGCTCACCTGGTGGTGTGCACCCTCGCAGTAGGCGACCTCCTGCACGCCGAAGGAGTTCACGAACAGCAGAACCGGGGAGATATCGATATCACCCGAATAGTCCACCACATACCACTGCTTCCTGTTGCCTGCAATGACCTGGTACCTGACCAGCTTCTTATTAGCAGCCACGAAATTATCCGGGCTCACGTCGAGGATCCTGTAGCCGTCACCGTACTGGAGCGTCATAGCACCACCGGCGCTGCTGGATCCGTCATCGAAGATACGGTTGACGGTGGCACCCTCAGAACCGATATACGACAGCAGCTCCTTCCTGCCGAGAGACGTCTTTCGCGGCCCGTCGAGCAACGTAAGGAAATGAGAGCTGCAGAAGGCAGAAGGCGTATAGCCCACGATATTCGCCCTGCAGCACACCACCTGGGTAGTAGTGAGGTTCCGGGAATCAATCAGTGACACATTCAGCTCGGAGTCCACCCGCTGCTCGATGATCGACACGGCGAGGTAGAATCGGATCCACCTCTCAGGATAGGCAGCCATGATCAGGTCGATGTCCGTGACATAGATATCACCATTCCTGTCCGGATAGAGCGTTTCCTCATACGGCACCTCGGCAGGATCGCTGCCATGGGTGACAGTCATCTTCACCACAGCCCTTGTTGACGAGATGCGGAACCCCACATCAGGGATGCTGCTGGAGAAAACCATAGCCGGGAAGTCGTTGAACAATGTAATCATACCGCAAAGTTACATACGGCAGCCACATATTAAAACAACAAAAGGGGGACCGTGTGCATCCCTGCAGACAGTCCCCCCCAAAATTAAGCGAATGGGAAAAAAAGCTATTCGTGTATCAGCCTCCAGATCGCCCATTTAACCGATCCGTCAGGCTCTGTGGTAGGAGCGTAGTCGTTATCACTCAGATAATCGACGATATCATTCTCACTGAAGTTATACATGGTGTTCAGTTCATCCAGCAGTTCCTGCGTCGATCGGTTCTGCTGCACATAACCAACCTCGGGGAGGTTGCTGCGGAAATGGAAGAAGGCCTCCAGAATCTGGCGCTTCACCCCTTCCCTTCTCTCATCATTGTTTTTCTTCGTCATCTTCCAATAAATCTTTAAGTTTCATAAGATCCTTCCTGTAACCTTTGAGCATATAGGCAAGGTCATAGAGATAAAAGCCATTCTTGGCGTCGCCGATGTCACTGTTGGCCATCTGCTGCAGCTGCTCCTCAGCGGAGTCGAGTGCAGAGATCTTCTCTTCCAGGCTGCTGGGGCTGCAGAGCTCGTTAAGCAGCTCCACAGCCTCCGGCTTCAACTTGATGATGCTCATAGCGCACCTCCTATTCCTATTAGGATGAGTACTGCGGCCAGCACGAGGTTGGCGGTCACCACGTCGCGGTGGGTGAACACCTCGCCCCGGTCCGTAGCGCACAGGGCGGTAAAGGTCTGCGAGGGTTCCCACCACCATTGGCGGCAGGCCTCACGCCTGCGACTCAGAGTTTGGGCTAGGTAAACTGCCAGTTTAGACTGGGTAAACTCCCAGTTTAGGCTGGGTAAACTCACGGTGCTCTTTACCTGCTCCCGGATTCCGGAGAGCGCGGAGGGCTGAACCTGCCCGAGTTGAACTGTCTGTTGCATATTGCTATTACGTTTAGCTATACAGGGATCCGCCCTGCGCGGTTTTGATTCCTCGGAAAAGGGGAGAGCTCCTACGCTATCATGACACTTTAAGGCTGATCTTCAGTTCCGCCTCACGGCCGGAACACTCTCCCCCGGGGAGGAAGGCGAGCCAAGCTTTCGAACGTGGATCCTTTCGGACTTCTCTCTTATTTCCTCCTGCCTCGCGGCGAGGAGCGCCTTCCCCTATGAGACAGAGAAAGCGGCAGCCCTCCCTGTCGCTAAACGTAATAGACTTTGTCCGAGGACTTATATCTACTGGGTGGCCACCGCTATTGGTGTAGTGAGACCTCTGGCAGGTCTCGAAAGTATGGACATAAAAAATGCCCTGAGTCATCACTCGGGCGTCTTTCACCGCCCCCGGAGCAAACCGCTCTATTACGTTTAGCGATGGCAAAGGTACGAAAAAATCCCGAACCTCCAAAGAAATTCGGGATTTTTTTATCAAAACAGCGTAAAATTTTCAATTTCGCGCTCTATTTCTTAGCACTTGGTGTTGTATTTTTGTTTTTAGCTGGAGCAATGACCTCTTGCGGCTTTACCTCCTCGATGACCATGGAGTCCGCAGGTGCAGGAGGAACGGCCACCTGCTCCGTCTGGAGACTGCTACCCTCTGGTGGGAATATCTTTTCAGCACTGTACTTGCTCACCACGGTGACAATTCCCCATACGACAAAAGCCATGGCGAATGTACCTACCATGCTCTGAAGCACTCCGCTCCAGAATTTTTTCCATCCTGGTTCTTTTTTGGGAAGACCAGGTTTAATGTTTGCGTCCATGTGCTGTGTCAGCCTGTTGGTCACTTCTGAAATGACCTGCTCCGACATATCATCGAATGAACCGCCGATAAACCCTTGAAGGATGGATTCTGCCATTCCGCGATAATGTTCTATGCTCGTCTTACTCTCCCGCCCAGTCGTGAACTCCTGGACTACCTCTTCCGGCAGGACATCAACTTTCAGATTCTCCTTTTGCTCGTTGATATACTGTACCTTCTCGGCCTTATACAACGAATAGGCGATATGTCCAACCATATCGCCATCACCTTGCACCATTTTGCTGTATATGCTGCAGTATTTCTTTGCCATCTTCTTCTATTTTGGATGAACCATGGAACCGACAACCTTTCGCCTTGCCTGACCGTAGATCTCGTTCACCCTGTCAATCGACATCCTGTACGGGCGTGACCCAAGCAGATGAACGGGAACAACAATCTGGCCGTCCCTCGAGTTCTGCACGGGAATGCGATTAATCTTCACATGGTGAATCATCTGATCGTTTACGTGGGTAATTGTCTTCCTGTCAACTTTGCACATAGTTTTTTGTTATTAACACGGCGCAAAGGTACGAACAAAAAACGATATTTGCAAGGGCATAAGGCGAAAATCACTCAAATTTGTACTTATTCTAAATAAGAAACCCCGACTTTCACAAGCCGGGGAATCCACTAACTAACGCAAACACAATTAACCTTGTTCATAATATGAAGATAAACCCAGTTTCAATCCGTCACCTTGATGGTCCTGGCATATTTAACCGTAGCCCTCGGGTTGAAGTTCACATGCTTCACGTCGTAGCCCTTCGTGCCCCACTTCCACCACAGGAACTTGTGCTTGTAGATCCTCGACACATACGTCACGAACGAGTCGCGCACCGCATAGTCCATCCATCCGCTCTTGGTATCCACCACGAAGTCAGCCCAATGGTCATGATAGGCATAGAGACTGTCATTGACGGCCACCAGCTGCAGGGAGTCGGCAATCTCGCGGAGCATCGCGTTCTCACTCTCAATCTGCGCCACCCTCAGCTTCAGGTCCTTGATCAGCTCGGCGTCGGCCACCTGTTTCTTATAGTCCGTCCTGTCCACCTCCACCAGCCGCTGCGTCACCACGGGGATGGAGTCGCGGATCGTATCCACCTGCAGCGGCACCAGCGAGTGGGCCAGTTCCACCTGCAGGTCGCGGATCTGCTGTTTCAGCGCCCTCTCGTTCATAGTACCACGGATGATGATACCCAGGCACAGGGCGAAGATCCCCAGTACCACGAAAAAGCTTCTTATCAATTCATTTTTGCTCATACCAGTCCGATTCATCAATAACATCCAGTTGATCCTGGAACACGTCGGCCACTATCAGGCAGATCAGAAACGGGATTGCCACCAATCCCATGAAGAATCCCCTGACACACTTCCACATAGCCTCTAATCATCAGGATACGCAATCTGGACCACCAGCGAGTCGAAAGCGAAGGCCACCTCCTGCCGGACAAACCTTTTCAGTTCCCCCTGACAGATCGGGCACGTAACATCACAGTTCACATGTTCATTGCCGTCCACATGGTCGATCTTCAACACGTGGCCGTTCGGAGTCTGGACGATCTCAGACATACCCACCTCATGGCAGGTCTTGACGCCCGGATCCGAGAACGACAGGATGATAAAGGCGATCGCCACCACCACCAGCGTAGCCCACAGTATCACGGGCACCCCGAATTTCTTGCCGAACCAGATCATCGGGATCTCCCTCTCCGGCTCACTTTCCGGAGCCTCTCTACGTGACAGAGCCATAGACCTCAGATCTTACCGTTGAGTTCCGATGCCTCGAGCAGATCGTAGCACACCGAAAGCGACAGGGAATCTAACCGGCGCATCATGGCATCGTCGAGCGATCCGTTAGCCTGCGCGTGAATGTCTCTCGTAATGTTCGCAGCCTTCTCCAGCGTATCCACCAGAGCAGCTATACCTTTCTTCAGGGCTTCTTTGTTCTCAATCTCGTTCATAACATTCAGTTTTAATAAGTTATCATTCAATTTTAATAAATATAAATCCTTTCGCACTCTTCAGGATCTCGTACAGCTTCAGGAACGTCGCCGTAGAGTTCATGACGGCACCCCTGGCGGTATTCTCGCCCACGAGGATGCAGCCCTCGGTATCCTTGGGATAATTCCCGATGTGGATCAGCACACCCTCGAAGCACGGCACATTCAGCAGACGCGGCAGATAGCCGTTGCAGAACCTGTACTGCTGCTTGTACTTGAACCGTTCCGACTGTACGCCCAGCGTCACCTGGTACCGGCCTATGGGGATGGCCGTCTCGCCCTTCACCTTCTTGCGCTTGTTGGCAGCCAGGGCGTCCGTCTGCTTCAGCCCGCGGTCGGTATCCTCCAGCGTATCGCAGAAGAACTTCCCGTCGACATACAGCTTGCCGATGGTGTAATTCGC